ACCGCTTCTGTTGTAAGCAATCATTGCGGGTGCACTAGCAATAGCATTAGGGCTAATTTCTAAACCTTCTGCGCCACCATTAGAAACAACTAATTTTTGCTGTGGGCTTGTAGTACCAATACCTAGATTGCCTGATGAGTCGATACGCATACGCTCCGTATCACTACCGACATTAAATGTCATGTAGTCATTGCCGTAAACAGCGGCATTGATAGATGCTTTTGAAGTTCCACCGCTAGAAAAGCCCAACTTGACTGCTTGAGTTCCCGCTGTTGTATCGTTATTGTTTAATTGCAAGATTTGCTGAGTTCCTGCCGCATTTATTTGCAGTTGAGTTGAGCCAACTACTTGTAATTTAAACGCAGGACTACTTATACCAATACCCAGACCTGTGCTGGTTAGGCGCATTTGTTCTGAGCCGCCAACAGACCAAATAGAGTTGCCGCCAGCGGTAATTTCGTAGTTCAGTTGGTCTGCAGAGTTGTAGGAATAAAAACGTAAAGCGTGTAAGTTGCTGCTTGATTCACGGAAACCTTGGATACTTGCAGAACGACTAACACTTCCACCAATCCTGATGATGCCCTGCGTAGTGCTATTTGAAGTATCACTTTGCACATACAAAGTTGGAGCAGAGCCTGTCTTAAAAACATTTAACTCGCCTTGAACAGTTGGAACACCGCCAACAGCAAGACTCGTCCCATCAAAAGTAAGCGCAGAGCCACTTGTTAAGACTTTAGAGCCGTTTAAATAAGTAACACCATTCGCTGTACCACCAGAGAGGGTTACTGTAGAGGAGGCCGATAGAGTAGTAAACGCACCAGTAGACGCTGTAGTAGCACCAACAGTACCATTGATGTTGATAGAGGCAGTACCAGTTAAATTAGTTACAGTACCACCAGAAGGTGTACCCAATGCCCCACCATTCACCACAAAAGCACCAGAAGAACCTGTATTAACACCCAATGCAGTTACTACACCAGTGCCTGTAGTCACAGTAGAGGGAGCAGTTGCCGCACCACCACCAACCATCAAAGCATTGGATGCTAAAAGGCCAGAACTTGCCCAAGTACTTGTACCTGAGAAATAAGGAATACCACCAGATGTTCCCGCAACAGTTAAGGCCAAAGTTCCTGAAGTGGTAATTGGTGAACCAGCAACAGAAATCAAGCCTCCAGTAAACGATTGAGCAACGCTTGTTACTGTCCCCAATGGGTTTGTTGCCCATGAACTATTAGTTCCATCAGTAGTTAGATATTTACCGCTATTTCCTGTTTGACTAGGAACTAGAGCATTGAAAGCCGCATTAGCTGTAGTCTGTCCCGTACCGCCATTGGCAATAGCAACAGTGCCAGTGACGTTCGATGCAGTACCAGTTGTGTTTTGGTTAAAAGTAGGAAAAGAAGTAAGAGATGCTGCCGATCCAGTTGGTGACAATACATCTGTACCAATTACCAAACCAAGATTAGTTCTTGCACCAGAAGCATCAGATGCACCAGTACCACCATCAGCAACAGCCAAATCAGTGATACCTGTAATACTGCCACCAGTGATGGATACATTGTTTGCCGCTTGGGTTGCAATTGTTCCTAAACCACCAATATCAGCAGTGGTTAGAGTAACTGCACCAGTTCTACCCGCAACAGAAGTTACCAAGTTAGTTTGGTCAAGTTTTTGCCAAACAGTACCATTGAATATTGCCCAATCACCAACTTGCCAATCAGTTACACCATTTAGATTGGTAGAACCAGCGGTTGAGACAACATAGTAGTAACCATTAACGCCAATACTAGATGCTAATGTCGGTGTATTGGTAGAAGCATTCCAAGTTCCTTGGTAATCCAAACCACCTGTAATTGCGCTAATCTGAGCCTGTAAAGAAGCAATCGCATCTAAGACACTCTGACTCGTACCACCACCATTGGTGATAACTTTGATCTTCTCGGCAATATCTGCCGCAACAACTTCACCAACATTAATCACTCTACCAGAGGATAAATGGATGATCAAACTGCCATCAAAGTCGATATGAGCATCAGTAACAGATACACCATCTGTCCCGTCTAAGCCGTTTCTTCCTGGCACTCCATCGAAGCCTCTTGGCCCCATAGGGCCATCTCTACCATCCTTACCATTCTTTCCGTCTTTACCATCCTTACCATCACGACCATCTTCACCATTCTTTAGATTGGCAATCAACTGGCCTGTTTCGTCATATCTCTGCTTTAGGTCTGACTCAATCTTCTTTAGAGCCTTAACAATCAACTCAACATTGGTTGTGATCTTCTTCTTCTGGATCTCTTTGCTCTCTGCAATAGACTTGTGAATTGACTCCAGTGCAGCCAGTTTCTCTTCATCATTCAACGCATCTATGTTAATCATTTCAAAACTCCAGATAATTGATCAAGGAAGTCGTTCTCGACTTGTTGCAGATTCTTCTGTTTATCAGCCATCTGTAATTCTACAATCTTGCTCTTGTTCTTAATATCGGCTTCTTTTAACATCAGTTCAGCAATCCTGACTCGCTTGTCAAACTCATTGGACTCATTCCCAATAGGAAGGTTCTTCGTTGTAGAAGCAATCACCTTCGCCTGAACTTCTTGAGGCATCAATTGAGCCTCTGTCATCAACTTAGCCGCTTCTGCACGATTCTGCTCTGCTTGTGTCGTATTAACAGCAATCTGAGCCTGTGCCGCTTGCAATGCCAACTGTTGCTGAACTTGTTGCATCTCTTGGGCTTGTGGGTCAGGTTGACTCATTTGATCCAAAGCACCAATCAACTCATATCTGTTGCTCAAACTAGAGTTATTCAAGATACCTTTAAGGATCAACGGCAAAACAGGAGTGTTAGGGCCAAGTGTCTGTAACAAACCAATAAACTGTTGCTGTTCGTACTCTCTAGCGATAATTCCCAAAGTAGCAGTAGGAATGAACTTCATGTCCACAGAAGGATATCTCTCTGGATCAAACTGCATATACCTGAAAGCGGCCTTTTGGATGAACGGAATCAAGAAATCTTCTTGGAAGTTTACTAAGGTACGCTTGTACTTTTTGATAATCGTAGCAACTGCCATGCTCATGCCAGCGCCATCACGATTACCCTGACTTACCATCCCTTGAGAGTCCAAAGTACCAGTAGCCTGAAGGAGCATACGCTCGAACTCTTTGGCAGTATTCAGGTTGTTCAGGCTTGTCTCACCGAACTTGAACGGATAGAGAATCTCTGCGGGATTACCATTGACCATGAAGGCTTTGCCTGGCTTTACCTCAAATCTAGCACCACGAGGCAATCTAGTCGCATCCATACCCATCATAGGAGAGGTAGTCAGAGCCAAAGAGTCCAAATGTGAACGAACTTGGGCATCAATAGCCTTTTGCATATTGTAGGACTTCTCTACAGTACCTCTACCGAGCAATCGGTTAGGAACAGTATCGTCTTGGTAGGACAGAACAGGTCTGTCTTTCATCATGTATGGGTTTTCTTCTGCTTTGAGAAGGAGTCCATCATTGGCAATCACGACAATTGCCTCAACCATGTCGGAATAGTCTTCTGCTACTGAGTCATCAGGGAACAACTCTTCAACTTCTTCATCTTTTTCTGTCAGATATTCACGAGGAACTAAGCCGTAATAGGTCAAAAGACGCACTTTTTCATCACGATATTGGCTCAACTCTTGAGTTGGCTCTAAATCTGTGTCTTCATAGGTTGGAGTAATGTTTACCTTACGATAAATACCCTTTTCAATGCCTTCTACGATCTTGTGGATGCCGACATACTTCTCAATAGCCACACCCATACAGTCGTCTACGCTCGTACCATTGGGGTCGAACAAGAAGTTCTTAGGGTTAACAGGAACAATCTTGACAGCAATACGGGTTTTCTCAACAACACCAATAGCCGCTTGTCCCATTTGACCAGGAATCGCTTGGGTCGAGGGTTCAAAGATCTTTTCTGTCTTTACAACGATCTCACCAATACCAGTTCCGTAGATTTCTGCCATCAACTCAATAGCATCAATGGCTTTACGGATTTTGTCTTGTTTAAAGTCCTCCATGAGTTGAGCTTTAAGCATCTCAACATCTAAAGGATTCCCATCTATGTCTTTCAGGTCGTCTTCTATGTCAAAGAACTCACCTTGTCCAAAGATGGCTTCCATGATCTCGGCATGACGAGTCTCTACGGCTTGTTGGGTAGCGGGAGTAACGATCCTAGAACGCTCTGAATCACGAGTTTTGTCCTCTGCTGCCCACTCACCACGGAAGATACGCTCGTATTCTAGGTAGTCATCCAAGAAATTGACGTTACGGTAATCTCTCCATCTATCACAATGGTCAACGACAAAAGCCGTTAGTTCCTTGTCATTCTCAGTAGGCTCGTAAAACTCGTTTTGTTCCATGATATTACCTTGTAGTATCTTCAAATGGGTCGCGGTAAGCGGGACTTATTGGTGCTGAGTTTACAACAGGAGCAAAAATATCGGAATCCTTTAGTCCTAGATCACGAGCAGATTGCAAGATTTGTAAGTATTTATGAGCCTGAATATCCGCAGGACGATTCATAAACATATCTCGCACTACATCATACGCTTTTGGATTTAGAGGCCATTGACGAGTTCCTTCTCCAACCGCATCATTGTATGCAGATACCAAAGAGAATCCAGACATCGGATCTGGGTCAAATTTGCCATCATCTAAACCACGATTGGTTACACGAAGAGCGCCTGACTTTATAAGTGCATCAAAGTTAAGCGGTAAGAAGTCAACAGATAACTTTTTATTATCTGCTGTTAGAGCTTTGTACTTCTCTAAATCTGTAATTTTGCTTAAATAGTCCACTCAAACTCCTGAGATTACATCCATCGGTTGCCAGTCTTCAGCATCAGAGTCATCAAAATAGCTGGTGACTGCTAACTGGTCAATGTATGACAAGGCATCTGGTAGGTCATCATGGACACCTTGCGATGGAAACATAAGAAGTTGGTCAACAAATGTATCCCACTCTTCCTCGCTGTTCAGGACTATTCTCCCATGCTCGAACCTTCCTTGCAACGACCAAATGATTCTATCCGCTTTTTTCCCATTTCCATGCGTCAAATCAACGATGTGGCTATAGACGTTATTTTTCCTCATCAAATCACTCAAATACGGCAAAACAGCATTCTTCAGTGCCCCCTTCTCAATTCCTAGACTCAGAGGTCTGTAATCCCTCATCTTCATTAGAATCTTAGCGGCAGTCTCCCGTATATCCCATCTCCCGTGTTCTATCTCCTTGACGAACCACTTACCATCATCCGTCACCTTAACCACAGCAATAGCAGACTCATCCAACCGCTTCTTAGAATTAGCCGCTTGTTTGGCAACTTCCTCAAATCCCGCTAAGTCCACCGCTACAAAGTAACTGCCATATTCAGGCTCTTCCCCGTATTTAATCCATTCTTCCTTGAAAACATCAGCACCCGCATTGGAGAAACTGGCTAAATACTCCTGTTTGAAAGCAAAGCTACTCAGGGTCTTCTTGGCAGATTCAATCTCTTTAGGGTCGATCAAAGGGTTATCTTGGGTCGTGAAGTGCCATGACTTCCAATCCTCATCCTCTCCAGACTCTCCTAGCTTGAAGGTATCGTGAAACCAGTTCCTCCCTTTAGGAGTGCCAATAAACAAGGCTCTACCCTTCTTGTCTGACAGAGAAGCCCGAATGACCTGTTCCCAAGCCTCTGGTTTGATGTCTGCTACCTCGTCTAGTACGGCATAGGTCAACGACACACCTCGTAAGGTATCAGGTCTATCAGCACCACGAACATAGATCCTAGCCCCGTTTATCAAGGTAATGTCTAGGTTGTTCACATGGCTATTCTGGATAACTTCTCTTCCTAGCTCTAATAAGAGATCCCAGATAATCTGCCTAGACTGCCCCATCGTAGGACTAACGTAAAGCACCGCAGAGCCTTGTGGACACTTGAGTCCCTCTATCAGTAAGGTAACAGCCGCCATCCTAGACTTCCCGCACCTACGCCCAGCAGCCACAACCTTAAACCTTGTTTTATCAGCAAAAACAGTCTGTTGCCAAGGTAAGAGAGAGAAATTCAAATCAGCCATATTTAGCCTCTACATCTTCTGGTTCATCAGGGTTTATCACAGTAGGAGTTATGTCTCCCAATCCTGTAATCGTTATGCTCACAGCACTTCTCTGAGCCTTGTCCTTCTCAAACATAGAAACAGGTAGAGTCCTATCAAGACACATCTTTAAAGCTACCAATTGATGAGGATGGTCATCATTAAGGGCTATCTCTATCACTTTCTGAGCAACATCCTTACCCCCACTCCTGATCATTAACTCTTTAAGCTCCTTCAGACGTTGATGGTCTGTCTTTGGCAGTATTGCAGGAGGGTTATCAGCAAACCTCTGTATGGTCATCTTCACAGACCCTTTAGGTCTACCACGGCCTCGTTTGAGTTGTTCCACTTTTTTCCCTTTCTAGGAAGTGATTGCAATTAAATCCATTTTGGCTTTTTCTAAGGGTAGGGGGCTACACCAATATCTACACACACCAACCTACCCCTCCCCCCCTGTGTTTCCATACAGCATAGGGTTTACCCTCATGTACATCCTTACAGTACTGGCCACACATACAGTCATAGGGTTTACCCTAGATCGTTATGATTTATAACCAGTTGCATGAATGAGACAGATGTACCTTTTCGGTAGTACTTGAATTATTGTTTTGCATTGTGTTCCCTTATATGTTCCCTCTATCTTCCCTTACCTTATCCACTAGTGATTCATCTAAGTTGGGGTTGTTAGTTGTTCCCGACCTAATATTTAAAATACTCAATTCCATGCCTGGTCGATATCCCTGGTTGTGAGCTTCACTGTAGAGATCTAATACGTTTTCAAACCCACGACACAAATTCCCCTTGCCAGCAGCCAACAAGATCATTCTTTGAGGGTCTGACAATGTTCTTTGGAAGTATCGGGTTTGAGGGTTTGAGGGTCTTCCCATTTTTCACCTAAAAATTGATTTATTTAATTATTGCATACTTTAATTTTAAGGGTAAACCCTATTAGGGATTTGGA